CTTATGCTTGGTGGTGGTGTAGGATTTTCGGTAAAAAAAGAAGATATTCATGAATTACCAAGAATTCAAAAAAACGTAATGGTAACTCATGAATGCACAAAAGATGCTGATTATATTGTTCCTGATTCTAGAGAAGGATGGGTAAAACTTTTACATAAAACATTATATTCTTTTTTCCATAGTGGGAAAAGTTTTACATATTCTACCATATTAATCAGAGGAGCAGGAGAACCTATTAAAGGTTTTGGTGGTACTGCTTCTGGTCCTCGTATATTAATTGAAGGATTAGAAAAAATAGTACAAATTCTAAAAAATAGAGAAGGTAAAAAATTAAGATCAATTGATGTTCTAGATATTTGTAATATTATTGGATCAATTGTAGTTGCAGGTAATGTGCGAAGAAGTGCTTTAATAGCATTAGGAGATCCTGACGATTATTTATATTTAAGAGCAAAAAGATGGGATTTAGGTGGAATTCCTAATTGGAGAGCATTTTCTAATAATACTATCTTTGCTGACAGTTATGATCAAATCTCAGAAGATGTCTGGACTGGTTATAATGGAAATGGAGAACCATATGGATTTTTCAATTTACCTCTTTCACAAAAGAAAGGAAGATTAAAAGACAAGAAAAAAGACAATGGTATACTAGTAAACCCATGTTTAACAGGTGATGCATTAATCCTTACAGACAAAGGAGAAGTTAAACTTTCTGATATTGTGCATGATCCTCAAGAATATCAGGTTGTTACAATGGACACAGAAACAAACACTCTTTCATATGAAAATTTAATGTATAGAGGACTTACTCAGGAATTAGCAAATGTTATTTCTATTAAAGGTAAAGATGGAACAACATTAAAACTTACTCCTCATCATCTTGTTTTTGTAAAGGAAAAAGGATGGATTCCTGCTTCTGATATACGAAAAGGAGATAAAGTTATAAAAGTTAAAAAAGAATTAGAAATTGATGAACTAGAAGTAGAATCTATAGAAGTTGTAGAAAACGAAGCTGTTTATGATTTAACAACTGAAACTAATCATAACTTTTTTGCTAATGGTGTACTAGTTCATAATTGCGCTGAAATTATTTTAGCAGATAAAGAATGCTGTAATCTCAGTGAAGTATTTTTACCTAATATTACTAGTAAAGAAGAGTTGTTAAGATGCTGTATTCTTTTATATAAAACACAAAAAGCTGTTTGTGCAGGTAAATTTATTCATGATGAAACAAATGATGTAGTTCATAAGAATATGAGAATTGGTGTAGGTATGGGTGGAATTTGTCAAGCTATTGATAAACTAGATTGGCTTGATGAAATCTATAAAAAGTTAGAAAAGTTTGATGAAGAATGGAGTAAACAAAAAGGATATAATAAGAGTATTCGTCTTACAACTGTAAAACCAAGCGGAAGTATCAGTATATTATCAGGTGTAACTCCTGGAGTTCATCCTGGATATTCTCAATATTTTATCAGAAGAATTAGAATTGCCTCTAATGATAAATTAGTTGAAACATGTAAAAAACTAGGATATCCAATGGAGTTTTTGAAAAACTTCGATGGAACAGAAAATCATGATACTTATGTAATTTCGTTTCCTTGTGAGTTATCAGAAAAAACTATTTTTGCAAAAGACATGTCTGCTGTTAGACAATTAGAGTTAGTTAAACAAATGCAAACAGAATGGTCTGATAATTCTGTATCAGTTACGGTTTATTATAGAAAAGAAGAATTACCTGATATCAAAGAATGGTTAGATAAAAACTATGAAAATTCTTTAAAAACAGTTTCTTTCTTACTTCATTCAGACCATGGTTTTGCTCAGGCTCCTTATGAAGAAATTGATGAAAAACATTATAAGGAATTAATTAAAAAAGTAAAACCAATTAGTAATGTAATGGATATTGGAAATGAAATTCTAGAAGATGTTGAATGTGTTGGAGGAGTATGTCCTGTGAGATAGGAGATTTTTATGCCAATATATGAATATGTATGTAATACATGTGGAATAACATTTGAAAAAATAGTAAAAATGTCTGAAGCAGATTCAGTGGTGAAGAACAATTGTTCTTCACCACTTTCTTGTGATATTAAAAGAATATTCTCTGTTTCATCTGTTCATTTTAAAGGATCTGGATTTTATGAAACCGATTATAAGAAAAAATAATAATACTAAATATATATATGCAATATCGTATAGACAGACATTCTATTGAACCCACTAGAAAAAGACTTGAAGTTTTTATGTTGTCGGATCGTTATGGTGATGTTGTAGATGGTGGCAATTTCACTGGTCCTGCTGTTGATGCATTTGGTAGAGCAAGAGTATCAGATCCATATACATTATTTGAATCTGCTCATAGATATGGAGATAATGGTAAGTGGAATACTTATTTAGGAGCTACAGCTGCTGTTGGTGCAACTGCTGCAATTCAACATCAAACAAATGAATCTACTATTGATTGTATAGTAGGAACACATGCAGATGATATTGTGATCAGAGAAACAAAGACTGTATTTCCGTACCAACCAGGAAAATCTCTTTTATTTCTTACTACATTTGTAATGAATGAATTAAAAGAAAATTTAAGACAGAGAGTTGGTTATTTTGGTGATAAGAATGGGATATATCTAGAAACAGATGGAACAGATGTTTATCTAGTAGAGCGGTCCTATGTATCAGGATCTGTTACTGAAAACAAAATTTCACAAGCAAATTGGAACATTGATCCTTTAGATGGCACGGGATCAAGTAAAGTAATATTAGATTTAAGTAAAGGAAATATTTTATTTATTGATGTTGAGTGGTTAGGAATTGGAACATGCAGAGTTGGTTTTATTATTGATGGTCAATATGTTATAGCTCATAAGTTTCATCATGCAAATATTATAGCTACTACTTATTTAACTACAGCAACTCTACCTATAAGATATGAAATTGAAAATTTAGGAACTACTAGTTCTAGTTCAATATTAAAACAAATTTGTTCTACTGTTATTTCTGAAGGTGGATATAATTTAAGTGGATTAGGTAAATCTATAGCTCGTGGAGTCCCATCTTATCAAACATTAAGTTCAACAGCTGGTCAATTTGTTCCTACAATATCTTTAAAATTAAATAATACTTTTGCAGATACTATTGTTTTAGTTAATAATATTAGTATATTAATGGAATCAAATAGTAATATTCAATGGAAATTATTAGCAAATGCAACTTTAACAGGAGATAGTTTTGTGACAACAGCAACTGAAAAAGTACATTATGATGTATCTGCAACTGATGTAACAGGTGGAACTGAATTAGCATCTGGATTTCTAGCAGCTTCTTCTGCTATAACAATTGATGATACATTTAGCTATCAGTTAAAAAGAGGAATTAATGATATTACTAGATCAATTACTGGAACAACAGAAACAATTACTTTAGCAGCTGCTGGATTTTCTCCAAGTAAAAAAATAGCAACTCTTTTAGGATGGACGGAAATTTAATATGTTATGTCGGTATCACTAGTGAAAAATAGAAATTTTGCATTGGAAGAAGTTTTTGACATTCCTCATGAAAATAATGAGAAACAACTAGTAGAAGTTAATTCTAATAATAATGTTGTTAAATTAGAAGATCAAAAACAAGAAGAAGAAGATTTTCAACAAGCAAGAAAAACACAAAAAAATCTGCTTTCAATTGCTGAACAAGCATTAGAAGCTCTTTTAGATTTAGCTCAATCTTCAGATTCTCCTAGAGCATATGAAGTATTGTCAAAAATGTTAAAAGATACTTCTGATATTGCAATTGCATTAAATAATTTAAAGAAGATTAGAACAGAAACTGTTATTAACAACAATGAAACTCAAAATACTCAGAATAACTTTTTCGTTGGATCAACTGCTGAGTTACAAAAACTAATAAAAGAAATTAAAGACATTGATAAAGAATAAGATATGGATAAGCAATATTATTTAAATCCTAATATTAAAAGAACTAATTTAGAAGAATCTTATACTCCAGAACAAGTACAAGAATATATCAGATGTTCTCAAGATCCTGTGTACTTTATTCAGAAATATGTTAAAATTAATGCCCTTGATGAAGGATTAGTTCCTTTTAGTTTGCGTGGATATCAAGAAAATTTGATTAAAGGTTATCATGAAAATAATGAGAAACAACTAGTAGAAGTTAATTCTAAT